GTGTTTGAAAAATCTCTGGTAAAAAGTTTAGTGTTCTAATTCGTGCTGCCATTATAACTCTCTAGTTGTAATATATACTTATCTTATTTGTAATTGCACTGGTGTAAGGGCAGCAATTACCACCACATCATTCGCAGTTGCACCATTGACAAAGATTTCATACGGTGCTGATTTGATTTCATACAAATCACCAAAACTCATTGTAGGATCGTTTGGAACTAATACAATTGAACTTACTAAATCGCCAAGTTGTGCGTGTAAATATGCGCTCAACTCACTGAAGTAAAATGTGTCTCCAAAGCTCCAATTGTTAATATTGAAATAACTATTCATTGCAGATAACACTGCACTACGTATTTCACTATCACTTGCGTTAGTTGACTGTGATTTAATTACTTTGACTGTGCCTTGTAATTGTGTTGGGGCTTTAGTTCCAAACAACGGAACAAAACGAACACTGTTTGGAATTACACTATCAGTTAGCATCTTGTAATCATCCAACTGACCATATGCTTGCTGTAATTCATTAATCGTAGGCTCATTTGGTATTGATATAGTGCCAGTAGTATCTTGTATCCAATTTGTATATTCAGTATAATATGCTTGTGTAACCAAATACAAATCAATAATATTTGTTGTAGCAGGGTCAATACGTGTTGTATTGTTGCTGTTGTGGCGATATTGATATGATATAGCTTGTCTTCCAGGTTGCATTAGATACTGAGGTTGTTCAGTGACTATATAATAGGGAGTAGTTACACTAGTATCTTGGACTGTGGTGTAAAAAATATTCTCACTATACGCATAAAATATTTGTCCCAATGGATACTCGTATTTTATAACTTCAATATTTGATAATGTAGGATATTGATATACTACATCGCTTGATGAAATCAATTGGTAGCGTGAAAGGTTAACAGCATCTTCAATTAATTCAAAGAATGTATATATTCCCACGTTACTATTGCCAGTCACATAACCAGTTACTGTTTGGAAAAAGTCTGGGTCAGTAACAATCTCTTTGTTGTTAATATCTATACTAGCAACTTCAACTTCAAAATCGTTTACGTAGCCATCACTCTCTACAGTTTGACCTATTACATTAACTTGAACTGGTCTCGCTAAAGGATAGTTGCTACCGGGTTGTGTGTTTGAGGGTAATATTTTAACAAAGTCAGCTAATATTTTACCAGTTACTGGATCATATACTAACTTGCCAGATTCATACCAAAATCTAGTGTCAGATACACTACCAAAATAATAGCGTAATGATTTATATGATACCTGATATCTGTTACTACCAACACTGTTAAAGTTTACGAACCAACCACTTGCATTATATGCATCAATACTCCATCTATCTTGTGTTATCAATAATGAATTATTAAATACTAAACTAAAACTTTGATTTAATTCCATTCGTATGACACATTCGTCAATAACCGTTGTAGGTAACGTATTTGAAAATGATGGTATTACTTCTGTAATGATTGCACCTTGAGGAACAAAACCATTTAATGTAACTGGTCCTGATCCATTACTAAAGTTACCTTCACCATTGTTATACCCATCACCTATTACATTTAGTACTGTAGTCCAATAGAATAATGTATCGCTTGGACTAGCAATGCCATATACTAAACGATTGTTCTCATCAAAATATGCACCACTTGGAGCTGTAACTTTAATCAACGCATTCTTAGTTACATACTTCATATTATGTGTGTTATATGTGCCGGTTGCTATAGGTGTGGTAGTAGAACCTGATATATTATAAAAATAACCAGTAATACTATTTGCGTCTACAGTGCTAGTATTCCAATAAACAGTGCCATCACCTGACGCTGTGTTAATATTATAACGTGGATAATTCTGTAGATAATATTGTCTAGCTCTGTTATCAGATAAGGCAAGAGCTAACGAGTCAGTTAAGAATTTAATAATGTCGCCGGTGTTAGTGATAGTCAACAATAAGTTACCATCATCATTATTTTGATATAGACCACCGTCACTTGCAAATGAATTCGTGCTGGAGTATTTTCCTGTAGGATCTAGCAAGTCTAAGTTTTTAGACACGCCGATAGAACTACGGTTAATGGCTGCACTTTTAATAATTGAACTGTATAATGTATATGGGAAATTTGTATAATCTTCACCATTAACCATTCTGTTCTGTGTATAATATCGAGCAGGAGCACGTAATTTAATATTTGCTAATGTTTCTCTGGCTTGCGCTGTTGAAGCTGGTGTTTGTAATGATAATCCTATAGTGAGTGCTTCTGTTCTTCCTACTCTGCTAATATACTGTATTGTTACTTGTATCCCTTGCATTTCAGTTGGGTCAATTGTATATGTCAATGCGTTGCCTGCACGAACATATGCTCTGAATGTTCCAACTGGTGCTTCGGAAAATACTCCATCACCGAAAGTGTAACTAACTTGGTCGTTGAATCTGGAAACAACTGAGAATACTTTCTTATAACTAGTCTCTGTTTGTAGATTTGCGTTTGCATAAACGCTGTCTACTAGTCTCCATAGTGTTCTACCACCATTGCTAACATTAAGTTGATATAACCATGTGTCTGTATTATTGATACCTTGAATATCAATATCGACCACTTGGTTACTAATTTGTTGAGCTAAGTTAAAATCATAACTCTGTAATGTTCCTTGCTTAAAGTAAAAGAAGAAACCTGTATTTGGGCTACCGTAACCTAATTTGTCGTTACGATACATCATGTTCATCTTTCCACTTGGTGCCGGTGGAATCTCATAAACATAGTCTTGGTCTAAGCTAGTAGCACTAACCAACTCAAAGTTCATGTTGATTGTATCCACTGTGCTAGTGAACGGGACAATTGGTAAACTAGTAGGTGGAATGTTTACTGAGTATTCATCAGTCTTTACACCTAATATTTCTTGGCTATTTCCCGGACGTCCTACACGTTGACTGTTAATCAATGTAGCATTGATAATAGTATTAAATTGTTCTAACCAATTAGCATTTGCAGGATCATTCCAAAGAATAGTCTGGTTGCTTAGGTTGATACCATTGATATCTGTGATGTTCTCAGTTGTGCTAATATTAGTTATTTTAAGATAACCCTGACCTGCAATGTTTCGTTTTGGATTATAGCTTACTAAGTTAGCTAATTTGATAACACTATCTCTACGTTCAGCAGTATCAATAAAGTTTTCACGTGTGTTCAAGTCATTACGGAATGCAAGACCTTGTCCCATAAACGCAATAACGTCTAGTAAAGCAATAAACTCACTAGATTCTATGTAGTCATTGAACGTTTCAGGATAGTATGTTCGCAAATAGTCAATGAAACTCTTACGTAGGGTTTCATAGTCGTAACTTTTGAAGTCGGCTTCCCTAAAGGTTTGGTAGATTTGTTGCCAATTCTGAACACCAAATATTGCTGATTGTCTTGAACTTGTAGCCATAGTTATTCTCTTTTAAGTATTTATCTTAAATGAAAACACCGGTTTTTGTTATTGTAACGTAGCTGTATTAGTTAAGTTGTTGAAGAAAACATTCAATACTTCAGCATTATTGAAGGGTGCTATAGCTAGTTCTACTTCTAATAAAATGCCGTTCTCTTGCTCATAGCTCTTTACTGTATTGATAATCAATCTAGGATCACCACTAGCAATTCTACGTATTTCATTCTCTATTTTTAGTCTTGTTTGAGGGTCATTTGGCTCAAATATATAGCTCCAAATAGTAGAGCCATATCCAGGATTTCCAACTTTCTGTCCTTGTTGAATGTTCAGTGCATTAACAAAATCCCTAACGACCAATGGCTCGTCTACTAAACGATATTTCTTACCGGGAATAACTGGCTTTAAAACACTACCTACACCACCGTCAATACCAGTAGATGCATTAGTTGTCTTTGGCTCATTAGCCCCGATTGTTGAAAATCCTACGTATGTTGGCATATTTTATCCTATACAATATTTATGCGACTGTGTTTAAGGCGGCTAGCTCGTCTGATAATGCTAGCCATTTGTTTCTCAATTCAGAAATTTGAGGGTCACCTGCTGGAAGTTCATTTTTTGCAGTAGTAAACGCTAATCTAGCATTCCTAACTTCTTCAACTTTAGCCGCTACTTTCTTGTTCAATTCATATTGCTCGTTCAGTTTGTTTCTAATAGCTTCTGTTCCCGCAGTTTCACCTGTAGTTGCCGGATTACCACTATAGTTTGGAGCAGGTATCTTAGGATCGTTTAATACATCTGTAAAGTTCTTAGCTAAATCTGTTCGATTATTTGTGCCTTCACCCACTACCGGCAATGTGATAGGAACTGCGCCACCAGAACTTAATGATGATATAGCTGAATTTAATTTTGCCGCTAGTCCTGGACTTAGTCCTGCACTAGCCAATCCTAATAATGATGCTCCTGGTACTTTAAGTTTGTTTATTAATCCACTAGCAGTTCCGGCTAATACACCGGTACTAATAGAAGATGTAACTTGAGATATTGCACCAGTAATACCAGCGGCGCCGGGCAATACTGTTGGTACATTTTTAACTACTGTTGCTACCGCATTCTGTGCTCCCGGTAATCCACTTAGTCCACTTGATGCACTTGCCGGTAACGTTGCACTAACTGCGCTTGCGGCATTTTCTGCGGCACCTACTATATCGGTAGTAGAACTTACTCCAATTGTAACTGCGTTGCTAACACTATCTAATCCATTAATTGCGGCTGAGGCTGTACCTGACGCAATTGCGGCAGCATTGACACCGGAGTTATCAGCGGCTGCTTTGGCAATATCAGCTACACTACTTGCATCAGTTCCGGACGCTTGAACTTCTGCTGTTGCTTTATCAGCTATTTGTTTTAAATTCTGCGGCTCACCTGCTTTAAGTGCCGGGAATCCTTTAGTAATTGCAGAGAACGCACTTCCTGCTAATCCTTTAGCACTATCTAATAAACCACCGACACCTCCACCCAATGTCTTTGTTAAACCACCAAGTGACGTTGCTATCGATCCTAAGCCACCAGTCACAACTGAACCTAAGTTTGCGGCATAATTACCAGACGAGATTGCTCCCGTTACATTACCTATCATAGAGTTAACTACTCCGCCGGCAGTCGCTGAACCAGTACCACTGATAGCATTGGATGCGGTCTTTACATAATCAACAGTGTTAGCTAACCCAACACTTGCTGTAGCCGTAACTAGTCCTGCAATCTGACCAGATGCTTCGTTACCTGTTATAACTCCGGCTTGTGTCAGTTGAGTTTGTGCTTGTTGGAAGTTAGCAACTTGTGTTTGAACCTGTGCTGTTGGATTGTTAATATACTTTGTAACATTTTCTGCTCCGGGCTTACCTGTAAATAAGTTTGGGGTCATTGCTTGTTCAATTGTTTTACCTGAACTAACTAATGAATTAATCAATGCCGCACTACCTGGCTTTAACACACCTGCGGCTTCCATTTGTTGAGGTGTTTGTGCCATTTTACCAACTGCGGCTACTGCGCCACCAGCTGTTTGAACTATCCCTGCTCCTGCTTTAACTGCGGCTGCAGCCGGGCCTGTTTGTGCCATAGTAGCAACTTGTCCTACCATAGCTGTTGTTGTATTTTTGTCTATTGCTTTACTAATTGCACCTGTTA